AAAGTTTAGTCTTATTTAAAGTTTAGTCTTATTTAAAGTTAAATGGGACGTTTTGATAATTATCTCAGTATAAAAAATATGTCAATCATTGAATATATTAACACTTTTAACAATATGTCTAATCAAAATACAATTCCAAAAGAATTAAAAAACTGTAATTGTTGTGATAATCATAAAATTATTTTTAAACAAAGTAAAAGTAAAAGTAAAAAATTAGATTGTACATGTCCATGTAGACATGTAATAAGAATATTATTAAAACAAAAAAATATTTATTTAGAAGACAGTGATTCTGAGTCACTTGGAAGTCAGGATTCTAAAAGAAGTTCTGATTCTGATTCTGATTCTGATTCATTTATTGACAAAGATGATGATGATGGTATTTCTCCAAAAGTTCGAGAAATACTTGATAAAATTAAAAAAAAAATGAAGAAAAATTGAAGAAAATAATATATTGTAATTTTAATGAAACTTCCGATAATTAAAAAATTTAAATCAGATAATATTATAAATGCGTTTGTACTCGGGTCTATATTACAAAGTATTATATTTAGTCTAGCTTTTGTATTAAAAGATTATATAGATAAATTAAATATAAATAAAATTATAAATTTTATTATTTCTGTAATATTTATTTTTGTTATAACATTAATGTCATATTTTATAATGTATATGTTATTTGATTTTGGTGGAGGTATGCTTATTAACTAAGTAAGTCTGTAAGTAAGTAAGTAAGTAATTAACTTAGTAAATATGTGTATAAATATAGTGCAGAAGATACAATTGTTGTAATAATTAATTCATTTGTTTTAACATTACATTTGTAAATTTTGGATACATTAGATATTGAAATATAAGTAATTAAAAATAAAAGTCCAATTAAATAATTACCAATTGAAATATTACTTATTCTTAATATTAAAATTAAGATAATCACTTTAATTATCGTAAGTATTATCTTTGTTTTAAGAGAAACTTCACAATTTGTTAAATACATAACACATATTATAAATAATCCGGGTAAAACAGACCACGAAATTAAGTCAGGCATATTTTTAATCAAATAATAAAGTAATAGATATATAAATTGATATATCAATATTATAGAACTTATTTGAATACTACTATTCATTTAATAATTATCAATATTTTAATTATTCTCCATTTTTAATTATTCTTCATTTTTAAATAAATAAAGTTAACTTAACATAAGAAAAATCAACATAACCAACAATAAAGCCCAAGAAGCAAAAATGTATATTCTATTTGATGATATATCATCATTCATTTTTTCTTCATTAAATTGAACTTGTGAATATAATTCTTTTTGTCCTAATTGAAATCCTTGTAATAAACCTGCATCTAATTTAGTTTCATTTTGAATCACGCGAATATTCATCGCTTGCGAAAATGCCTTAGTCTCTTCATTTATTGATGCAATTTGTTTATTTAAATTATCTAAGGCGGTGTTCGCTTTCCCCCCCGCAGCACTTTTTATAAAACCCCCTACACCAAATAGATTCGCGACGGCATATCCAAATGTTTCACCGAAATTTCCCGCTTTTGTAGCATCGTTAGTACATAACGAAGAAGTCATTTAATAAATAATAAATATATTATTTTTTTATTTTTTATTATTTTTTATTATTTTTTATTATTATTTTTTATTATTATTTTTTATTATTTATTTTATTATTTTTTATTATTTATTTTATTATTTTTTTATTTTATTATTTTTTTATTTTATTATTTTTTATTTTTATTTATTATATTTATTAATTATTAAATGGCGTTCTTCGGTTTCGAACTAATGGAAGTACTTGGTACTGCAATGCTTGGTGGTATGGGTATTGGTGCAACCGGTAGTGCAATAAAGAATTCAACAAAGGGTGTCGGTGATGCATGTAAAAAATTAAATTCCGCTAATGCAAACGCAAAGTCAACGAGAGAGATATGGACAAATATTGCTAAAAGTCAGGGTGAACTCAATGCTAAGATAGTTAATTATCAACACGAGATGGCTACACAAACAAGTATTTTACAAGATGCAATAAAAACATATCATGATATATTTAAAAAAAAACAATTTGTTATGGATATATCAATTGTTATATTCATATTTTGTATAATATTAATTCTTTTATTTAAATATTTTAAAATTATCAATAAAATTAGATCATTATTTGGATTATAAAAATAATAAATGAAGTTTATTTCAAAATAATTATATTTTCAATTATAAGAATGGACCATCCAGGTGAGGCAAAAGGTGAGGCAGGCGAAGCTGTCGGAAGTCCGACTGACCCGACTGCAGCAGAGACACAAAAGGCAGCGGATGCGGCAGCGGATGCGGCAGAGGCACTTTTTAATGATGATAAGTATAAACAAGCATTTGATACATTAACAAAAGACTTATATGATACAACTACGCCTCAGTATCAACAATTTCGTAAAAACTTAGGGGACAATATAGCTAAAAATTTAAAATTAAAAATAGATGACCCAAGAATTGAAAAAGTTCTGGGAGTATTTGATGATATTAGCACAGAAACACAAACAGAACTTGGAAAAAACAAACCATATGAGGACGCATTAAGGGCTGCAAAAAAAACTATTTCAGATAAGATGTCTAAAAACCCAAACTATTCTGGTGGTGAAGATTTTGCAGATTATACAAGAAAAACTGGGGCAAATCTTGCAGATTTATTAAAACAATTTAATGGTGATTTACATTCTAAATTGTTAGAAAATTTTAAAAAAGTAGGATTAGATACAACTATGCCTAATAGTGACTACGGTGCTAATGGGAAGAAATTTAATGACGCACTTAAAAAAATATATGATGGAATAGATGGTTTCTCAAATGATGAATCTTTTCGTGAATTAGAAGAAAAATGGACAAAAAACCAAAATCTTGCAGACGCGAACGAAGGAAAAACAACTGGTAAAGAACCTCTTAAACTTAAAGATTTTATGAAGGCGCTTTCAGCATTTCTTTTAGTTGGTGGTAGTATATTTGGTATATTTGCTCTTGTTGAGTATTGTATTGCACACAGTGGTTGCAATTATGTATACAGAGCGGACGATATTATGGAAGAAGAGCATGAAAAATTGGTGTGTAGTTCGACACCTAATATTATTTCATATTCAGCTGAAATATGTCATTGTAATACGGATGGTACTACTCGTGCTGCTAAAACAACTCCCAAACCGACTGATTGTAGTACGTCTAAGACAGAACCTTCGGTTGAATATATAAAAACTAACAGTTCCGCCGTTGATAGTAAATCGAATAAAAAGTATAGTTGTCAAACAGACTTAACAAAATTTCCCTATAGTTATTACACATATACAGTAATGACACCAATAGATGCTTTATTTGATATTGGTTCTAGAAGTTATAATGCTGTTGCTGGTGCAGGCGAGGGGTTATTGAAACTACTGATAAAAATTTGTAAATACGTTGGAATAGGTATTGCATCTTTATTAATTATGTATTTAATATATTCTCTAATCAAACATTTTCTAAATAAATCTAAAACCGTAAAATCTGAAACTGTAAAATTCGGAACAAAAGGACAATATAGATTAAAAATTGACTCTGCTATACCAGTTTCAAGAATTAAACAATATAAATTTGGAAGATACAGAAACTATTAAGTAAAGTAAATAAATAAGTAAAGTTAAGTAAAGTTAAGTAAAGTAAAGTAAAATAAGTAAAGTTAAAATAAGTAAATAAATAAAATAAAGTATAATAATACTCATTTATGGAGTCTTACTATACTTTAAAAAATTATCCCAACGTTGAGGAGATAAGAATTAAAAAATTAAGAATACCACCAAATTGGAAAGATGTTAGAATATCGAAAGACTCTGGAAATAAAGTTCAGGTGACTGGAATTGATGCTAAAAATAGAAAACAATACATATATCATCCAGTTTGGATATTATTTTCAAAAGAATCTAAATATCTTAAAATTGATTCATTAAATTTTAATAAATTTACAAAAGTTGTTAAGGAAAAAAGTAAAGAAAATAGTAAAGAAAATAGTAAGGAAAATAGTAAAGAAAATAGTAAGGAAAAAAGTAAGGAAAAATTATTAAGTAAAGATTACATAATAGCTAACATGTTTATATTAATGAAAGACTTAAATATTCGAGTTGGAAATGAAATATATTTAAAAGATAATGATTCGACTGGACTCTGTACTATGCAAAAGAATAATTATTCTATTAAAGATGGTTCTTTTAATTTTAAAGGTAAAAGAGGAATAATTCATGTTAAAAAATTAAGTAAAGAACATATAATTTTTATTAATAAATTAATAGGTATTCCTGGAAAATATGTATTTCAATATATAGAGAATAATAATTATTGTAAAATAATAGCGGCAGACTTAAATGAATTTTTAAAAAAATATGTCGATGAAAATATGACATGTAAAGATGTTCGAACATATTCTGCAAATAAAATTTTTAGTAAAAAATATAAGGAATTACTTAAAAAGTCCGACCCAAAAGCGCGAATTAATGCAATTAAATATACGGCTGAACAATTAGGTAATACTCCAAAAGTATGTAGAGATTCTTATATTAATCCGGAATTATATTAAATTAATTTTATTATTAATTATTAATGTTGATATTATTAATACTTATAATACTTTTGATATATACAGAATTTAATACAAAATATATAATAAAAAATGAAATTAAAATAAAATCCGGTTCATTAATCGTATGTTCGCATGATTATGAACACAAAGATATATTTATTACTTTACAAGAAATAGAAAAAGAAAAAAAAGAACATTTTTATGTACTCTTCGCAAATGAATATTGGAATTATTTAATTGAACCATTTAGACCAAATAATACTGAATTTATTTATGTAAAAGATAATACAGTAAATAAATTAAGTAATAAATTAATACTTGGATATAATGTCGTACTTTTTTTATATAAACAAAACAATTCGAGTGGTGTATATCATATTTTAAAAAACACAAATGCAAATCTTGGTCTATTTAAAATAAAAGGAAATCTTATTGGTTCCAATCATTATAATTCATCACATTTTGGAATATTATTAGATAATAAATTAAGTAAATATTCACTTAAATATCGGGATTATAATTATTCATTAAATTATTCTCCAAAAATATTTATGAATAAATTGAAAAATAAATTATATTCTTGATTAACTTATTGGAAATTTAACATATTTACATTTTGATAAATTTGGATTTATTTTTTTAAGAAAATCTTTTAATTTTTTCCCACTATTTTTAAGACCATAATTATTTATATAGTGTTCTCTCGGGGAGTATTTATCTTTTTTAATATTTTCCATCAATGTTTGAACTTTCTCCGATATATTATTCTCATTAAATCCGACACCAGTCTTATCGTTTAAATATTTCCAACCACATAATATATTATCATATAGAAATATAGGAATATTTAATGATAACGCCTCGGTTAAAACTCTTGGAGATGCCTCTTCTAAATTTGGCAAAAGAATAAATTTTGTCTGTCTCATTTTATCAAGAAGTTCTGTATATGATAATAGTTTAGTTACAGTTACCAAATTTAGATTATCGACTCTTACTGGACAATCATCACGCCCAACTATTAAGCCTTTATAACCCAATTCGTCAGTAAATATTTTAATACATTTTTGAGCTAAGGTCCAATTTTTATAATAATGATACCACCCATCATCACAACTATTTCCATCTTTTGGTTGAATAGTTATGTAATCATATATTTTATTATTATTATTTTCATTTGGTTTAACATAATCAGTTTCACAAAAATCGGATTCTGATATTAATATTTTTGGAATTCCGGATTTAATATATTGGTCCGGTTCTTTAAAGCAAGAACACCAGCCTAATACATAATCCTCTATTTTTTTTCCATTAATTAAAATGTTATTTTCTATATGACAAGAACCGTGTTTATTATCACAGACTCTCGGAAAAGACAGATTACTTGAACACCCTATAAATTTAATTCCACTATTATAATATTTTAAAAATTGTTCTTTCTCAGACTCTGTTATTAAATAAGCTCTAATACATAACATATTAATGTTTTTTCCTTTCTCGTCCTTTAAATTTATATAGGGCCATTTGACGTCTGGTATACTTTCTTTACTTTCTTTACTTTCTTTACTTACTTTACTTTCTTTACTTACTTTACTTTCTTTACTTTCTTTACTTTCTTCGTGACCTTCCAGTAATTTATATTTATTATTATACTTTTGAATACTTATTAATGTAATAACCACAATTATTATAATAACTATAACAATCATTATTTAAAATAATAATATATTTTAAATAAATGAATAAAGATTTATATTATGGACTTACGTCAGGAATATTATCAACAATCATATGTAATCCACTTGATGTAATAAGAACACACAAACAATTAAATATTAAATACAAAAATTCAATAAGATATTTATATAGGGGGCTTATACCAAGTATAATATCTATACCAATATTTTGGGGTATTTATTTCCCCTTTTATAATAAATTGAAAAATAATAACATATTTGGCTCAGGTTATATCGCATCATGTTTTGCGTCAACAATTACATGTCCGATATTTTTTATTAGACATAAATATCAAATTAGTAATTCGTTTAATACATTATTGTATTATAATAAAAATGGAATATACCCATTCTATAATTCACTTATTCCAACATATTTAATTAATATATCAATGTTGTTTCAAATGCCAATATATGAATACCTTAAAAACAAATTTGGAAATAACACAAAAAATATAGTTGGAATAACCATTTTTTCTAAAACTATTTCAACAATTATAACATATCCGATGGATACAGTCCGAACAATTAAAAGAAATGAAATCAATTTATCTTTATTAAAAATAATAAAACAATTAAATAAAAATAAAAGTATGTATTATTCCGGTATTTTAATATATTTAGCAAGAGGGTTACCATCGAACATTATAACATTTTGTACATATGAATATTTAAAGAATAATTAATAAAATAATAATATTATGTATTATTATGATGGATAGAGAATATCATTTTGGAAAGATGTCGTTGCAAAAAAAAGTAATGAAATTAAAATACTCTAAGGGTATTTCTTTACAGGAAGCATGGGATGAAGTTTTAAAAAAGAATAAACCAAAGACTCATTCGCGTAAATCATTAAGTCCTGAAAAATTAAAAAAAAAAATGTTAGACACAATGTCATTAAAAAAATTAAGACTTTTAGCGTTAAAATATAAGGTATCAATTTCTAAGAAAAACTCAGAAGCATTAATTAAAAAAAGTACTCTTTTAAATAGACTTAAAAAACATAGAAGTATTAAAAAAATACTTGAATCAGCTAATAAAATGAAAAGAACTAAATTTGGGCAAACGATGGGTTACCCACCATTAAATACACCAACCGAATTAGCTACGGGTATGCCATATAGTGATTTAAAAAAAAGATATTTACACACGTCTGTCTCTCTAACAGGTGGTAATTTATATCCCAATAGAGTCTTACCACCTGGGTCGACTTTACCAAGCCAACAAGCGTTTGGTCAGTATTTTCATTAAAGGGGGGAACTAACGGGGCTCGTGGATATGGCATGACTGGTTCAAGTTATACTCATAAATTAAATATTGTTAGTCCCGAAAATAAAAATTATTATTATGATACATTGTCGCCCCCTCCTGTAAGTACAAGAGCGACCGTAGGTAGTGCCCAAGGTACACAAGATTATTATAATTCATTAAAATATGATTAAATACAAATTACAAATTAAATTAAAAATTATTTTAAATTAAAACTTAAATTAAAATAATTTTTAATTATATAGAGACTATGAATATCGAAAGTTTATTCGGAGCACCAAAACGTAAAGCCAGTCCAAAACGCAAAGCCAGTCCAAAACGCAAAGCAAGTCCAAAACGCAAAGCAAGTCCAAAACGTAAAGCCAGTCCAAAACGTAAAGCAAGTCCAAAACGTAAAGCAAATGTAATGACAGACGCTAAATTACGAAAATATGCAAAAGATCACGGTGTTAATTTATATAAAAGCGTTGCTGGACGTGTTAAATTAGTATCGCGTGCAACATTATTAAAAAGATTGCGTGATGCTGGACTATCATTAAACAAAAATGTTCATAATGTTCCTAATGTTTTTGTAAATCCAAATGTACCATTATCTCAACAATATGAAGAACCCCTGGTTTTTGTAAATCCAAATGTACCATTATCTCAACAATATGATCCCCCCACGGATCATCGGGGGATGCCCTTACCGTATGAAGAACCCCCGGTTTTTGTAAATCCAAATGTACCATTATTTGGTCCCACTGACCATCGGGGTGAAGAACCCCGTTTTTTTGTAAACCCAAATGTACCAGAACCAGTAAATCAGGATAATGTTCTAACACGTGAAAAATTTGAGTGGGATGATGATGACCCAGACGACGGACCAGATGAATTAAACCTTCAACAAAACGTTGAAGAAAGCTATATGATGGATTTTGGGTTAATTCATAATGGGCGTAAGAGAAAAATACACAGAGGTGTTAATGGCGGATTATATTATATTTCAAAAGGAAATAAAGTATACGTTAAAGCCAGCCCCAAACGCAAAGCAAAACCAAAACGCAAAGCCAGCCCCAAACGAAAATCCAGCCCGAAACGCAAAGCCAGTCCAAAACGTAAAGCCAGTCCAAAACGCAAAGCCAAACCGAAACGCCGGTAGAATAAAATTTAAATTGAATAAAAGTAATAAAAGTAAGAATAGTAATAATAAATAATTTAAATCTAATAATAAATTTATTAGATTTAAATTTTATTTAAGTAAGATATTAATTAATATAAGATAATGCTTGTAAATAAGAATCTGCGAGGTCATCTTGTTTTTTATGACTATTAAAAAAAGTTAAAAAAGAATTATCTTTTAAAAGAATTTTAGTTTGTGCTATTGCGAGTTTTTTATTAATAGTGTATTTATTTTTATATACTTTATCCAGTTTTATTTCACAAAATTTCAATTTATGTTTTGCGGAATAATAAATAATTTTAATTTTTTTATTTAGTTCGTGATTTATTCGAAGTGTAAAATAGACATATATGGCTGTACTTATAATTCTCATTTTTGGATTAAATGATGGCTGTTTTTCTATTAATATTAAATCTGTCTCAATTAAATTTGGTATTGAATCTAATTCAGAAATTAATTTCAATATTTGATTATCTGAACTACAATCAATCACATTCCAATCTAATATTTCCTTCGTTTCAGAATCTAATTGACAATATGCTAAATTTTTTATTCCAACATCAAATGAAAGTATAATCATTAACTTAAAGTATTTTATTATTTTTAAGTCGCTTTACTGTTATTTTGAAAAGCTGAAAAATTTATATTTGATTTTTTCTCTTTTTTACCAAGATCTTTTATTGACCAAGATATATAAATATATTCATCTGTTAATCTAATTATATAATATCCCTCGCTTTTCAATTTTTTATATATATATTTATTAACTACGGATAGATCATAAGGAATAGAACCTATTACAAAACTCGGAATTTTATAAAGACATTCAGTTTTACCAAAATTTGCGTAGGTTTGAATTCTATCTTGTGTCTGTAAAAGTAATTTATCTTTTAATTGTTGTTCTCTATCTGATTTTTTTTTTTGAATAGTAATTACATCTTCTACGTTAGAAGAAAACATTATAATAATACTTATTATTTTTTTGTATATATTAAATACGACAAAAAATACTTCTAAATATGATAATAATTTATATTATTAAATGTAAAATATGCATTTATATCTTGAATACTTGGTAATTTAATACACAAACAATTTGTTAATCCTTGTAAATCCGGCCATTGGTCTCCGACTGAAAGTATTATATTTTCTTTTAAACTTAATTCTTGTTTAAATGACACTTTAAAATTTATGTCAGGATAATTGGGATTATGATATATTTCATCAAATGGTAAATTGTGATAATTTAAATTATTTACAGACCAAGAATAAGATCTGGTTGGTCTTGCTGTTAATATTATAATTTTAAAACCGAGATTTCTACATAATCTTAATATATTTCCGATTTGTTTTATTTCTTGAAGAATATTTCGATCTTTTAAATATAATATATTAGCTGGGTCTGTATATAAAAGAGTATCATCAATATCAAATATAACAGTTAATCTTTTATTTAATAAAGGAAAATTGATAAGATAATTATATAATAATAATTCAATTTCATTTAATTTATTTTTATAATTTCCATATAATGGCCATCCATTATGATAATCTTTTATATTATTCATTAATTATAATAATTATTTTTAATCTGAATTATAATCAGTAGAAATATTTGATGCATCTGAAAATAATACTTTACTTATTGGTTTAATGGGAATATTTAATTCTTCTTGTGTTTTTATTATTGTATTCATATTCCCAGGTATTGGTCTGGATGTATTAATTAGTTTAGTATTATTTTCATCGTCCGGTGATTCTTCCTCGTCAAGAAAGTCCTCTTCATCAGGAAAGTCCTCTTCATCTGGACATTGTTCTATATTTGAATAATTTTTTATATTTGTTTTATTAGTATAATCCGATTCCTTTGGGTCTTCGGGGTCTTCGGAGTCTTCTTGGTCTTCGGGGTCTTCGGAGTCTTCGGAGTCTTCATCGCGTTCATCATATTCAGATTCATTCGTTTCGTTAAATACTCCGGATAAATATTCTAAAAGTATTTTATCGACAGGAATTTGATTACGTATTGTATCTTCTATACTATTCGATATAATATCGATTACTATTTCTTTTTTATTTAAAATTAATTCTGGATTATAATATATTTTTTCTGATATCATTATTATTATTTTATGCAAAAATAAATCTAAATTTGGAACTTTAACAGAAACATTTTTAGAATTTTTTTTTAGTCTAACACATGCTAATATTTTAACATGACTAACGAAAATAACTGTTATTAAATCCAATAAATATGGTATTTTTTTTTTTATATTTTCGGTATTGTTTTCTAATATTATATTATTCCAGTTTGGAATTCTTTTTAAAAGTATTTGATAATTTTTTAATGAGATACTTCTTTTCTTCTTCATTAATTGTGATTCTTTATAAACATTAAATACAATCGAATATATTTCAGGACTTAAATTATATACTAATTGTTTTGTATATTCATCTTTTGCCGCAACTAACACGTTTACGTTTAATGTTTCTTTCATTGATTATTGTTTAATTATTTATTATTTATTATTAATAAACTAAATAAAAATAATTGCTAAATTATATTATGTCATGCGACTTAAAAAAAAATGTTTCTTGGACTATTAATAAGGATAAAATAAATAAAATTCTTCTTAATAAAAAAAACGGATTACTTTGGTCGAGTGTAGAACATGCTGGGGAAATCTTTTTTGACAATTATAATTGTAAAGAAGATATATGCGACAAGAAAATAAATAATATAACTTTCAAAAACGGGAATTCAGACTCTGTAATGACACCACTTTCAGTTATTAATTTTCACACTCATCCATTAAGTTGTTATATTGAGGCTGAGACTATATGGGGATGGCCATCTGGTGAAGATTTAAAAGAGTGTATTAATTTTGCAAAACATGGTAATTTAACACATATTATATTTGCAGTTGAAGGTACATATATTATTGATGTTAATAAAAAATTACTTAAATCACTAACTGACAAATTTAAAAATTTAATTGAAAAATTATTTCAATATACACATAAATTTAGAATGTACTATAATGATTCTGATTATTCATTAGAAGAAGAATTTGAAACACTTTATCTTAAACCGGTCGGACTTAAATTTGAAAACAATTTACAAACGTCTTGGTTAAGTCTTATTAATAATTTAAATTTATACAATTTAAATATACTTGTAAAACACGTTAAAATAAGTAAAGATGATATTTTCGGTAAAAGCGGTATTTCAATTAAAAATAAAGAGTATATTTATAATATAACCTTTATTCCAAATAAAACTATTCAATGGTCCAACACCTCGAAGGATAAAATATTTCAAAAATTAAAAAATTGTAAAATAACACTACCAGATAAAATAATATATTCTGCCCCATTTATATCTAAGGACTGTAAAATTAAATATTAATTATTTTTTTTTCTTTTAAATTATCAACAATATGAAATTCTAATACATTTCCGAAATTTATTAGAATTCCATCATTTAGTTTTAAATTAATTAAGTATTGATTCAACTGAGTAAATTCTTTTTTTGCTACTAAGGTACTCTGTGCTTTAAATTCTAATACACATTTAAATGGTTCATATATTACTATATCCGCTCTCGTAAATCCCAATTGTACACCCATATATTCGATTGGAACTATAACTTCTGTACCAAATAGATAATTCTGGGCTCTTAAATGAACAACCATCGCATTTACGTAAATATGTTCCTTATATCCAGAACCGAGTGTATTAAAAATACTCTCACAGTATATTTTCAAATTATTATAATGATCAGTCATTTTTATTAGTGTAAATCAATTCTTTAAATTCCACTTCCAATTGGACTTGGATTTCCGTTTGAATATGCCCCTGTACCATATGTACCAAATGATGGACCACAGCCTTCTAATGGACGCCGTAATATATCTGGTTGTATTGTCGAATTCAACCATGGGCTTACATTTAGAATTGGGTTTGGGGGTAAAGAACGAATATCTAAATTTGCATTTCTCAATGAACCCGTTGTATCAAACCCAATCTGAGCACTTGGTGTTAAAAATGTTTGAGTTGTAAGTGCATTCTGATTACAATCTGAGAATCCTTCAACGTTCTCTGAAACATTAACGGGTAATAAAGAAGAAGCTAATCCACCACTACCTGGTTGTCCTAAGGTTGAAATACCAAATGTATTTGAATTTTGTGCGCTATTCTGTGCGCATAAACTTAGATTTTTCATTCTCGAATTATCTCCGGATGCAGCAGAAAAATTACCAGGACCAGGTAAATTTACAGTTGTAGCACCGATTAAGTCGAAATTATGCTGATTTGGAGTATTTGCCGCAAGTTGATTTTGGAATGTTTCGTACATTTGTCCTGTCATATTATATCCATTGTTTGATGGACCAATTATTGGCTGTTCAAAAAAATCCCCTGTTGGAAAGTTGTTAGTATTTGAATTAAGCTTGTCCATCGGATTTTCTGGGTCTTTTGGTTGTTCTTGGTTATATGTATGATTTTCCTCTCCATAATTTTCTACAACATCAAATTTGTCTTTAATAAATTCCATACTAAGAAGGGCAATTAAAGATAATGTTAAAACTACCGATATTCCTGAAAAATTTCCCATTTATTATAATAATATATATTTTTTTTATTTTAAAAACTAATTAATTAATTATTTACTTACTTATTTAGTAATTTTAATTAATTTTAGATTAGTTTCTAATTCTTCTTCTTTTTCACAATAATTATCAGACAAATCCTCGATAAATAAATATTCTTTTGTATTTAATACTGGTTCTTTATATTTTATTTGAAAAATTTCCCAATACGGCATACAATATGTTTTATAAAAAATCATTTTTGTGCATTTAATTAAACATATAACAGAATCATTCTTTCCTAATTCTGATATATTTACAGAATCTTTGTGTTTATTATAAATATTCATTTTTTTTGAAATATTTGAAGTAAAATAATTATATTCTTTTTTAAATTTAAAAGAGTTTTTATATATATCTTCTGTTTCATCAACTGTGAATGATTCTTCAAAATATTCTGAGGAATTTGAAGATATTAATTCTATCATTTTTTTATCAAAAGAATTAAATAAAGATTCTAACTTGTCATTAATTAGTATACTAATGGTTTTATCATTTAGTTTTAAAATATTCAATTTCGGTGTTTGAATTACAAAATTTAATTTTGAATAATAATAATCTTCTTCTTTTTTTGGTTTATCAAGAACAATCGAATCTACTGAATATTTATCAACCGTGTTAATTTGCATTTGATTATAATTATTATCTTTATTTATTTTCAGTACTCAAAACGCGTATATTTTATAATTCTAATAATTGTGAGATATTTATATTATAATTCTGGTCAATTTTAAAGAGTATTATAATTTTATTACTGTTGGGAATATTTATAATATCACCATTTTTATTAAATATAGTACTGTTATTATTTAATTTAAATTTAATTATTTTATTATTTTGTATATCAATAATTACTATTTTATTCTTTGTAAATTTAGTTTCCATTATTTCAAACATGCCGAGAAAAGTTATATGTGATTGAGTATTATTTAAAATTATTTCTATATATTTATTACGCCCTTGTTGTATTATAGAATAATTATTTATAACAGGTGTCTGTATTAAAAAATCGGTAATTCCGTCATAACTTAAATGGTCATCAGTATTAGATAATTTTTCAATATTAAATTTATTATATTTAATATTCATTTATTTTTATAAATAAATCAATATTATATATTTTACGAATTAATAAATTAATTTCCGAATATTGTACTATCAATTACTCCCGGTAATACATCGCGCCCATTATATGAATTAATTGCATTAGTAAATTTATGATTATCCTCAAAATGTCCAACAAATCCCAATTCTTTTGTGCCTTTATTTAAAGTATATCCCGGTCTATCCAAGGGCATTGGTAAAGTTGATATATCATTTAGATAATATTCTGTCATATTTAAAGTACTCATAATACTTTTTACATATTGTTCTATTGTTATTTTATTTAAATTACCAAGAATACTTCTAAAAGAGCACCCAGTATCTTTTGAAATATCGTTGCGGGGTGAATTTAAAAACACTCCCTGAGAATTATATACTTCTAAATAATTACCAACCATCATATTCAATAACATACTTACATCTTGTTTTGTTTCAACTGTTATATTTCTGGATTCTTTTACATGTTTAATAACATTATTTTGTATAAAGTGGACATTTATTTTAGAAAAATAATATGGAAGTAAATATGGGTCATTTAGTCGTGTAGATTTATATGCATAATTTTGATATTCATCATAAGTATCCTTGTAATCGCTTTTACCTGGATTATTTTTACTTAAATCTAATTCGCTTAATGTATTTGTATTCCATGTATTATCAATCTGAGCAGCACCAAATGGGGTAATATCAATATTTCCTTCATTTGGTTTATATATGTGTTGTTCTTGTATTTTTATATCTGAATACGCATTTCCATTATCAGTAGTCTGTGGATAATTTGGAGCCGGATTATAATTACCAGAACCCCGAATTTCAGATACACCAATATGATTATCTGTTGAATATATATAACTTAATGGGTTTACCCCATCTTGGTTTGTATGATTATAATTTGTTAGTAATGGATGAACATTTACATTATAATTATTCATTTATAATTAATAAATATTTTAAATTAAATTAATCTTTTAAATACTTAATAGTATTTAAATAGAATATGTATATTATTTTAAATATATGAATAATTTTAAATTATCAAATAAAAAAATACATAAAGACAATCGTTCAAGTATAGAAAATAAACATGAGGAAAAAATGAAAGAAATAGAAGACTATTATTTAACGCTTGAATCTAAACAAGATAATTTGATTAATTTAAAAGAAATTTATACAGTTTTATTACAATCGCGTGATAAAATTAAAATACAAAAACGAATGCAAATTAAATGTGATATAGAAGAACTTGAAACAGAAATATATAATATAAATAATCAAACTGAACTAATTGATTATTTAGCCTCTGCGATGACTTTTTTAAGAGATATAGATAATCAAGACACAACAAGTTTAAAATGTAACGAAGAAACAGAGCAAAACAGTATATTAAATTATGTTACAAAGATTGGCGAAACTAATAAAGGTAAAGAGTATAATAGATATATAAATAAATGTTTCAAGGGATTCTCAGATTCACCAAATGAAAATAAAAAAATATGTAAAAACTGTGAATCATCTGATTTTGAACATGATCACAAAGAAAGTCAGATTATATGTTCTAATTGTGGTATAATTATTGATAATATCATGAATCAAGCAAATAATTTAAATTACGCCGATACATGTATTATAGAAAATACTGTTCAACCATTTTTTTATCAGAGAAAAAATCATTTTAAAGAATGGTTAAACCAATTGCAAGGAAGAGAAGTAACTGTTATTCCCGATTCTGTAATAGAGTTAGTTCTTTTAGAAATCAAAAAAGAAAGAATAACAGATATAAATGTTATTACATCAATTAAAATGAAAAGTTTTCTAAAAAAATTAAAATTAAATAAGTATTATGAACATATACCAAATCTAATAAATAGAATAACAAATAAATCGCCGCTGGAAATTAGTGTAGAATTTTATGATATTCTTTTAGAATTATTTGATAAAATACAGGCACCATTTAAAAAACATTGTCCAAGTAATCGTAAAAATTTTTTAAGTTATTCATATACTTTACATAAATTTTGTCAATTGCTTGGTAAAACAGAATATTTAATTTATTTCCCACTATTAAAAAGTCGAGAAAAATTATTTGAACAAGAAAAAATCTGGAAAGGAATATGTAAAGAATTAAATTGGAAATTTGTAGCAAGTATATAAGGATTTAAAGAAAAGTTGTATATAAATATAAATGAGTAACACAAATAATAAAGAATATTCAATTGAAACTGACCCACTCTTTCAACAAATTTCTGATGAAAAAAAAAGTAAGATTTCCGAAGCAGTAGAAAAAAAAATCCGTAGTTTAAATTTGGATGAGAATGTAGAAGTAGATAATGTAAAAGTTCCTGGTCAAAATTATGCTTTAATTAGTATTGTTTCTCCACAGAGTAATCAGAAAAACAATAATGTGTGTCTTAAAATTAAAGGAGTTTTTGATAAAATAGAAGATGCTAAAAAACACTCTGAAATGCTGCACCAAATTGACCCGACATTTGATTTATATGTAGTTGATATGTATTCCTGGCTTTTAGTTCCTCCTGACCCAGAATTAATTGAGCAGGTACATGTTGATTTAAAATTAAATGAAATTATATCCGGTCATCGAGAATCTCAATTAAAGTCTAAAATGTTTTTTGAAGAACGTAAAAGAGAGCTACTGGATAATGCTGAAATAGGAAATGATGAAAAAAGACAGAGTAACGAATTAGAAGCTACTGAAAAATCAGAAAAAACTGTTCAAATTTCGAGACAAAATAGCCCAGTGTTAAATGGAGACAATTGTCCAAATTCATCACCTCTTAGTACAGCATCAGAGTTATTAGAAGACATTAGTAATAATTCGGTTGAGACACCAAGTAAATCTTGGGCAGATAAAGTAGAAGAAGAAGAAGTGAAGTGAAGTGAATTGAAGTGAATTGAAGTGAAGTGAAGTGAAGTGAAGTGAAGAAGAAAAACCAATTTTAATTTTAATTTTATTTAAATTAAAATTGTTTTTTATTGTAAAATAGTAAATAGTAAATTTAATTCGAATAGGCTAAGCCACCCATACCACTCATGATACGTAGAACATTATAGTTGCGTGCATACACAGTTAATAGAGCATGTTCTCCATTGGGAAATTTGTGTCCTGGAACAACTGGTGAACTGACCAGAGCATCATTATTGACGTCAAGTTCCATCATTGTATTATCAATACGTGAGAAATTGCAAGTTCCGGAAGGTTGGTGTTCTTCTGGTCGAAGAGCAAATGAATATACGTATAAGTTAGAATCTGGGATTCGTGTGTGATGGATAAATGGCTGCCACTGACGGAAGAAAAGAGGACCACGGGCTGGGTTAAATCTGTAGTGCCCATTTAGTCTTAGCTGGGCGGATTTTAGAATATCACCTCCTAACTTCTCATTTCCGGGAGTTGAATTAGAGAAATTGAAATGGTCGTTGTTTTGTTTATTGTCCTGGCGAACCATAAGCCATGCTAATTCCTTACATGGGTGATTGAAAGTTAATCTATGAGCCTGAACACCACCTTTGGTTAAATCAATAGTCTGTTCATTATGCTGAACCTGTTCAATTAAATATTCATGCGACATTTGAGCAAATTTCCGACGTTCATCGGTATCTAAATAAATATAGTCGATGAATAATTCGATAGTGGGATTAACACCAGTGTTGTTGTTTAATCTCCATTCATCTGAAAGTAATTGTTCTCCATCAGTTTTATTGATTACTACAACCAAATCGCGTAAGTCATAGAACTGAAAGATGAACTTGACTTCGTGATACTGTAAAGCAATTAAAGGTAAAGATAGACCAGCATTAATATTAAACCAAAAGTCTAATGGTACATGTAGAACCTGGGCTTCAGCCGCATTTCCTAACAATAACCAGCCAGAACCATCAGACCCACCAACCATACGCTTATAACCCTGGGCTTTTTCAGCAGTCATAGTTAATTCCTGCCAGACATACATCCAAAGTCCGAAATGTTTGTCAATTTCTTGACCACCAATTTCAACAGTGACGTGATTAATCATAGCTAATCCAACATAATTAGTCCAACATAATTCATAATCATCAGCCCGAACCGATGCAGATGGATTAGTTAATTCAACCATACTCATACTTAAAGATGGTAATGATACCTGTAAATATGCGGAATTGACTAAATCCCCGTTCCGGGAGACAATTGCTGTTGCTCTTTTACCAAACTCGGCATTTCCAGAAAATGTCTGTTGAATACTTTCCATAGCAAAATTGGTATGACGACGATATACCACCTTGAAAAATGTAATCTGAGGATTACCGGTTAAATAAATGTCCTGTGCACCATAGGCAACTAATTGCATTAGACCTCCACCCATTTTATATTAATATATAAGAAAGAAAAAAAAAATGGAAATAATTCCGAATTTAATTAAATTAAATTAAATTATAATTTTTGCGTAATAATAAATTATTTGTAATATTATAATTTATTATAATGCAGCAAAATTTAAATGATTCTTACTCTGACTCAGTTGACAAATTTCGACAAGGACCACAAGGACAAGTACCACCAGGGCAAGGACCACCAGGGCAAGGACAACCAGGACTACAAGGACAACCAGGACCAGGACCAGGACAAGGACCAGGACCAGGACAAGGACCAGGACCAGGACAAGGACAAGAACATATAGATTCTGAAATGATGAAGCAGAAAAATGAACAATTACAATATCAACAACAAATGCAACAAAGACAGCAACAACAGCAACAACAGCAACAACAACAAATGCAACAACAACAGCAGCAACAACAACAAATGCAACAGAAACAAATGCAACAACAACAGCAGCAACAGAACCAATTAAAAGGTAAAGAAGATTTTAATGAAGATAAATCATTATTTGGTAAAATTAAAAAGTTAAAAAGTGGAAAAAATATGCAAGAAATTTTAATAATTTCAATTTTATTTATATTATTTTCCACATCATTTTTTAAAGGAACTATTTCAAATTATCTACCATTTACCAGTAATGGTAATAGCGATTTAAATACTGTTGGATTAGTTTTATCTGCTGTTGTTATTTCTATAATATTTATTATATTAAGAACTTTTATTTAATTGGGTTTTTTTGGTATTTACAGGTTTTTTTGTTCTTATTGGTGTTTTATTTGTAAATACATTATAAAGATTACTTCTAAAATCATCTAAATTATTACACTCCATTTTATTTAATGGGGTTGAACTATTATTATTATTAAAATTTAATAACTTTTGCAGGTGTGGAGTACATGGTATAATTGTACTGGAAAAATCACGACAATATCCGTATTTTCTACCTTCCATTGTATCACATTTACAAAAGCATTTTTGACATATACCATCTTTATTTAATTTAAAATAGATTCCACATGAATTGTGATCTCTTAATATATTTAAACAATATTTACTTTTAGTCCAAATAATATATACATTATTATTTTCTGAACAAAATATTCTTTTTATATCATTTACTGAATAATCTTTAACATAATTTTTGAAAAATCGAAGTATTTCTATATATTCTAATGTACTCTTTCCAAGTCTATCCCAGTCGCCCTTGCTTTCTCGACTATCTTCACATTCTTCGCATTTTTTAATATCAATAGACGGGTTATGTATAGGATCAATAACATTTTTATTTTTAGTGATAATACTGGTTTCTTTTATTAAATTATGATTATTATCTTTTAATTTAGAATATTCGTCAGAATCAATATTATTGTTAATAAATACTTTAAATAAATAATATGGTCTTCCTTCATCAACAAACTTTTTTGCTTGTGCTACATAATGACCTTTTCTTGACCCAGTTAATCTAAGTCCGCTCGAATTAAATACATGTTCATCTATAATGTCATTAAAACTATTTGCAAATTGGTTTCCATATATTGTTTTTAATTTTACAATACATGACAGTCTTATATCAAGTGCGATATTCTTATTAATAATTAAATCGGGCCAATGTAAATGATACCCTTTTTTAATATAATTTTTATCGTTTTTATTTACTGTTTTTATATCAGCAGTTGTTACTATACATTTAAAATTAATATCATAAAACAATTTTATAGTATCATTTATATTTTGAATTATTGAAATAATCGTTTTTTCATTTAAATCATTTTCATCATTTAATAAAAAGTCTAAATCAAAAAATAAAGGAAATATATCGGGACGACATTCAACTAAGTAAATATATTCATTTTTTTCAATGCAGTTCGAATATTTTTCATTAAATAAATCAATATCCTCTACATATAGTTTTCCTCCATTTAATAACAAATGTGTAAATTTTTTATTTTCAGAATCATCAGAATTGAATAACCCAACATTTTGCAACCATTTGTTGAAAGTGCTCATCGCTATTTATAATAATAAGTATTTCAATTTTTTAAGTCATTAAAAATTAATACTGATTTTTTTTTCATATGAACATATATGTTTTGATGCAGATTTTGATAATTCAGAGCGTTTATTTGATTTTTTAGTTTGTTCTAATGTATTTATCATATCATTATCTATATCTCTGATATTTTCTATGGCATAATTGATAATATTATTTTCTATAAACCATTTAAAAAAATTCAATTGTCCAACTGTTGTTATCATTTCGTTATTTCCGCATTTTTTTTTATCTGTTATTTCCCATTTAAGATTCGATGTATTTAATAATATTCTTTCTCTTCTACAAAATGGGTCAAATAATTTTTTTGAATACGCTTTTAATTGATTTTTATAGTCTAAATAAATATTGAAATTACACTTTTTATTTCCTTTATTTAATGTGTATACTATATTATATTTTTTAGAATAATTTGTAACTAACCAGTCTAATACTCTTAATGACAAGGAGTTTTTTTGAGTAATTATACACGCCATAACATTCATGTTGTTTTTATAGTAATCTATTAATGAATTTAATAACATTAAACTTTTACCAGTAATTTGATGATTCATTATTGATATTAACAATAAAACCCTTAAATACTTTAACAAATTTTAAGATACTTAAAGTTTATATAGATTAATATAATATAAATGAATACAATCAGTACACCGAGTACAATGAGTACAATGAGCACTATACCAAATGGTCCTCTGGGTACAATGAGTATTATACCAAATGGTCCTCTGGGTATTAAAATTGTTGATGATAATTTAATTAATTATATAATAAAAATGATTAATTTTCATTATAACGTAAAAGGAAAAGTGCAAATTTTTCCCGGACCTCAACCAGTTTCAGTGGAAAAAAAAGATTTATACAAATTAACTAATTTTAAATATAACGTGGGATTGAAATTAGATGGAACAAGATTTTTAATGTATTTTTTTACAAATAATAATAAAAACATGTGTGTTTTAATTAATCGGGCACTTGAAATATTTACAATTGATATTGATGTTAATTTATATTCCGGAACTCTTTTAGATGGTGAATTATGTAAAATTAATGATAAATGGCAGTTCATTATTCATGATTGTGTACTTTTAAATAATAATAAAATTTCATATTTAAAACATAATGAAAGATTAAATAATGTTAAAAAAGAAATTGAAAATAATAATTCTGACTTATTTATTTTATTAAAAGTGAAAACATTTTATTTATTTGACAATTTTGATGAATTTATAAATAAAGAATATGAAAATGGCGAATTGAAGAATGATGGAATAATTTTTATGCCAAATGGTTTACCCGTAACATCTGGAACACAATATTCTATGTTAAAATGGAAACCACACAATAAACACACTTTTGATTTTCTGATTAAAGAAGATGGTGATTCATTCGAAGCATGTGTGTATCACCTTAAAAACATTACAATATTTGCAAAAATACATAATACTGACAATAATGGAAACATTTTTATTACTAAAACAAAAAGTCTTGAAAATTATAAAAATGAATGTATTTTAGAATGCGATTTCAAAGATAATAATTTTGTACCTATTCTAATTAGAACAGATAAAACACACCCAAATAGCTTACGAACAATAGAAAGAACATTATTTAACATTAATGAAAATATAATGATTCAAGACTTTAAAGACTGTAAAGTATGAGGATGAGTAAGGGTAAGTAAGGGTGAGTAAGTTTAAAATGTAATTATAATAATTTATATTATTATTATTATTATAATTATTTTTTGTCAAGGTCAAGGTCAAGGTCGATGTCAATTTACAATGTTGGACCCATAATATCAATTAAACCAGGCTGTCCAAACCCGTATCCATATCGCGATGGGCGGGCTTTACGTTTTGGGCTGGCTTTGCGTTTTGGGCTGGCTTTACGTTTTGGGCTGGCTTTACGTTTTGGGCTGGCTTTGCGTTTTTGCCCGGCGTTTACATATACTTTATTTCCTTTTGAAACATAATAAGTACCTCCCTTAACACCCTTATGTAATTGTCTCTGACGACCATTAACCATAAGATATTTTGTGCGTGAGCGGGCCGGCGATTTGCGGGCAGGGGATTTGCGGGCAGGGGATTTGCGTTTAGGCGATTTACGGGCAGGCTTTTTCTTTGCTCCAAAAAACATAGCTAAGGTATCACTCATTTCTTTATAATATATACACAAGAAAATAATTTTTAATTAAATAAATTTATTTATTATTTTATTACCATTTTCAATTTTCATATTATTCAGAAATAATTTTAATTCATCTAAATTAATTATTTCTAATTTAAATTTAGAAATATTATTATCATAATTAAATTCGGTAAATATTTTTTTAACTTTTGTATAATTATAGTCTTCGGGAAATGTATATTTATTTAATTTAATTATTGAATTGATATCATCGTGTTTTTTAAATAAAGTATATACTGTATTAATTGCTAAATTTGGAATGAACGGGAGATAATCACATCCAGATAATACACACAATTCTATAAATTTATCTTTATTGTATTCAATTTTATTTAAAAGCACATTTAAATCAACCTCGATAATATCACTTTTAATACTTGTTTTTAATATTTTATTTCCACCAAATGTTAAAACATCTGTATCATCAGTTACTATATAATCAATTAATTTTTCATTTTGTAAAAACACACAATATTTTTCAGCTTCATCTGGTGCGACCATAAATGGTATTCCTAATAATTTTAACAACTTTTGACATTCGTATATATGATATTTAGTAACATATATTATTTGATTCGACAACTTGTCGATTTCTTTATTTATTTCTTCTTTTTCTATATCTGAATTATGTTTATTTATATTATGTAATATATCGATTTTTTCTTGAATTTTATTTTTTATATTTTGTCTTTTTTTTAACGTATTTTTTTTTTCTATCGGCGGAATTCCATCAAATATAAATACTGGAATAATATTATTACTTAAATAATACTTTACTCTGTTTATAAATCCTATAATATGCGACGAATCATTAATTTTTGATATATATCTATATTTATAAATTAATATACTCGCGTCAATTGCAAATACTTTACCGGAATATTTAGTAATTTTATTGTATGTTACACATTCCGGACACACTTTTTTAATAAATGTATTTAGGCCTCGAATACCCATTAATATTATATTAGAATGATTAAAATCTTTAAATAATTAACACATTTAATCAATATAATACAATTACGTTTACAGTCACAGGCACATTCAATCAATAATCATACATTTTTTATTCTTATTCTTTATTTCTTCATCCTCTTCTTTCTTCTCTTTCTCTTTCTTCATTTCTTCTTTCTTCTTTTCGCGCTCTCTTTTTTTGATTAGTTCTGGATGTGTTTCTATTCCAACTAAACGATACTTCATTACATTATCCCAAAATGTGCAAAGTGTAGGTAAATTTTTATTAAACCAAAAAGGGTCCTTATATACTCTTACTATATTCAACTTATTATCCATCGGAGAATATTCAATAAAATCTGCAATACTTAAATTACATATAAACAAATTTAATTGAACTTGTGGCATATAATATTCTGGTATTATACCATCTTTAATAGGTCGTTTATATGGACATTTAACTTCTATTAGAATTGGTTCTATTTCTGGATTATTTATAGATTCAACAACTCCATCCGGAGAACCAGCTATAAAATCATAATCGGTATTATGATTTTCTAAACCTTTATGTACATCTGAATAACATAGAAGCCCAAAATTGTGATTTATTTTACCAGTAATTCTACAATATAGTTCAATTGCAGTATCTTCATATCTTTGTCCATGTAATGTCGCCACGTTACTGATAAATGGTCGTTCTATACCACATTTCTGAAAAAGTAATTCATGACTTTTTGAATATGGATTAATACCAAGTACTGTTGCAGCATCACTTGAAGTTAATTTATCTTTTCTTTGAGCAAACCATTCTGGACTTCTCTGTTCGTGTTGTGGTATATTTAGTAATTGTTGAATTTTAGAGTGAACCATTAATTATTTTATCTTTTCTTAATTTATATAATAAATCTTTAAATATTAATTAAGTTTTTTTAATAAATTATAGTTAGAATAATATTCTTTTTTAATCATGTTATACTCCTTGAATTCATTATTAATCGTTTCTATTAATTCTTTTTTGTCTTTTCTTAATTTATCTATAATCGGTTTATAAATATGTAATAATTTATAATAAGCGTCATCACGAGTCTTACGAGACATCTTTTTATCTTCTTGTATATGAATTAACGCAGTCATAGGTCCACCGATTCTTTGTAAATTTTTTAATTCTTGTACTTTTTTTTCTAATTCGTTTCTCGTTAAAGTTAATTTAATCTGATAATCAACTAATTCAGTTTGAAGTTTTAACATTATATCCATTATTATTTTTACTTGTATTTCATTCGGTAATACACTAAACTCTTTTCCAAATTTCATTTAATTACTATTTACTTTTATTCTTTTTTTGACTTTATTATTTTTTCTTTTACTTCTTTTACTTTACTTCTTTTTTTACTTTACTTCTTTTACTTTACTTCTTTTTTTACTTTACTTCTTTTACTTTCTTTATTTGTTTAACTTTTTTTACTGTTATTCCAGGTTTTTTTTTGGTCTTATTAATATCTAATTCATGGTCCTCTGTTGAATGTTTCTCATTATAATTACTTTTATGGTAATCCCACAATTCTTTTGAACCCATTTTAAATTTGCGATTTGGTTTTGCTCTATACCAAAATACACAATCACATATTTTATTACTTCTTGATGTATTGTCAAGAACTAAACAATCAAATCCCTCTGTACACGAATTCATAACTTCTTTAAATGTATCAACATGGGGGAAAATACCAAAAAAATTTTTATATAATTTTTCCTGATTTTGAATAATATTCTCACGTAAGACAAAAATAAAGTCGATGTTTGCACGTAGGTCCGGTGGTAAGTCCATACAATACTGCATAGTTAACATAAACGTCACTCTCCAATGTCTACCATTCATAAAAATACCGCGGATATTTGGGTCGCGAATCATCTTTTTATCATACATACAATCATCTAAAAGTATAAACGCGTCATTACTTGTATCCTTAGATCCGGGGTTTTTAGAGATAGCTTTTTTTTGTCTGGTTATAATCTGCTGGACAACCTCTGATTTATATTCCGAATGTATAAATATATCGGGTATATGACTTGAATAAAAAGCATTCCCGTCTTCCGTTGCGGATATTGCTACACCCATCGGAATATTTCTACAATGATATAAAATATCAGCAACTAATGTACTTTTACCTGTCCCTCTTTTACCTATAAATACACATGTAGCTGGACCAGCCCCAGTTAATCTACGAGTTTCTATTTGTTTAGGATCAAATTTAGTAATCTGCAAAGACATTTACTATTACAATTATCATTTTTTTTTATAAGTTAATAATAACGTGGTTTATTCTTGTATTAAATTATTTTCCCAATAATTGTCACTCAAAAGTGTTTCTTCTTTACCCGTTAAAATATAAGCAACTGTTATACTTAACAGAATTCCAGCTAATGCTGAAATAATTAATTTATCTAAGTTCATACTTTCCTCTTCTTTATTCTTCTTGTATTTACAAAAAGTATAATAAATAATAAATGTTGAAATTAATACCACCATAACATTTAACGTGTTAAATTCATAAAATTCAAACATTTATTATTTATTATTTTTTTTAATTAATTATTAAAACGATTTAGTCTCTATTATAAAATAAATAACCAAAATTTAATATCAACATTAAAATACCCATAACTAATACTATAATATTAAATATATTTCCAAATTCGTTTGAGTGCGAACAAAAATTAGAACTAGTTGGACAAGCTTTAATTTCTGCATTATTACAATTTAATCTATTATTATAATTAATACCGATACTTGCTACAATTATTAAAAATAAACTTAACCAGGTCGCTTGGGATTTTACTAAATCTGCTAATACCTCTTGCATTATTTAATATATATATATTTTAAAATTTTAATAAATTCGGAAACATTTTCATAATAGGGAATAATACTAATATCAAACAAGATATCGAAAGTACTATAATATTAAAAATATACCCAAAAGTTGTTCCATTACATTTCGTTAATCCACATTTATTCGCGGAATCTTCTAGATAGTGTATCTCTTTTTCCAGACCACTATGCGCATTTTTAAGCTCATTGCTAAAACATTTAATTTCTTGTGAATTATGTTTTAACTCAATATAAGTACCATTACTACACGAATATTCATTGTGTGTCGCAATTCCAATACTTGTTACAACAATTGCTAAAACTGAAATTAAAATTAATTCAAATTGATATTTACTTAGATATTTCGATACGAACATTATTATTATAATAAATATAAACATTTTTATTTATTAATTATTTATTTATTTATTTATTAATTATTTATTAATTTATTATTATTTAATTATTTTAATAATAAGGTGTTCGTATTGTATTTACGGCAGTATCAAACATACCAGTTATTCCCGCATATTCCTCAAATGATTTATTATTTCTATTAGAATATATTAAATAAATTGCAACTGGAACTATTAACATTATTATTCCTAATATTATAGTCCATACCATTTTCATTGTTTTTGTATCATCACCCGCATAGTCATTCGGGTCATTCGAGTTCGGAGGAGGTGTTCCAACTAACCACACCATTATTATACCGCCTAAACATCCAAAAAATACAAAAGCTAAACTAATAATCCATGCATATATATAAACTGACCCGATTCTTTGTATTCCTTTTTCTAATGACATTGTATAATTATTTAAGAATATAATTTTCATAATAATTAATCGTTTTTTGAATACCTTCTTCAAAATCGACTTTTGCTTTCCAACCGAGTTCCTCTAATTTATTACTGTTTATTAAATATCGGAAATCATTAAATTTTCTATCTTCAATATAGTTTATATGTTCTGAATATTTCTCAGTATTTTTTAATCTTTTAATCATCATTTCAGCGAGTGATTTGATATTCATATAATATTCAGTTGATATATTATAAATTTCATTTATTTTACCTTTATCATGAATTAATAAAAGTGCGTCAACAACATCTTTAACGTAAATAAAATGTCTTTCGGTATGTCCATCTCCTTGTATATTACATTTATCACCGTTTAGTAAATTATGTATAAAAGCTGGAATAACTTTCTCTGGATATTGACGTGGACCATACATATTATTACAACGTATGATTATAATTGGTAATTGAAATGATTTATAATAGGATGCCGCAAGTAATTCGGCCGAAGCTTTTGTTGCAGAGTATGGATTTGTTGGTTTTAATAAACTTGTTTCTGTTTTTTCTTGTTCATCCTGTTTAACTTCACCATATACTTCATCCGTAGACATATGAATAAATTTCTGTATTTTACCATAAGCTCGGGAACATTCTAAAAGTGTATGAGTTCCAACAACGTTATCCATTGTAAATTGTGTTGAATTAAAGAATGAATTATCTACGTGTGTTTGAGCAGCTAAATGATAAATACATTCAATCGAATATTCATTAAGAATAAATGTTATCATTTCAGAATTACATATATTTCCCTTTATAAATTTATATTTACCCGGAATATTTTCTGTATTATCATAAGAACAATAGTCTAATTTATCAATATTAACTACATAATCTCCTCGTTCTATTAAAGAATCAATTAAATGTGATGCACAAAAGCCCGAACCACCTGTGACTAATACTTTCATTATTAATAACATGTTTTTAATTAATTTATTGGTACTAACGTAAATTAATTAATAATATTTAATTAATTTATTATATATATATAATAAATGTTTCAGATAATAACACTTATTTTAATTAATTTATTGGTACTAATAAATTAATTAATAATATTTAATTAATTTATTATATATATATATAATAAATGTTTCAGATAATAACACTTATTTTTTTTATAAGTACTTTTATAATTATAACGGTATTATATATTATAAAACAATCAAAAAAATATTATTTATGTCAGACCGGTAAATGTATTAGAAGTTCAAAAAGTCGCACGACACTAACACAATGTAAAAAAGTGTGTAAACTGCCATCATCACCACCATCACCACCACCATCACCACCACCACCATCACCATCACCATCATCACCATCATCACCACCATCACCACCACCATCACCACCACCATCACCATCACCATCATCACCATCACCAAAAATACCAGTACAAGGAGTATTCAAAGAGATTGACGGTATTTCTGGTCCAGGATTTTGTACTACGATAAAACAAAATTTTCCAAATTATATACAATATAATAAAACCGACGATAATAATTTAGATTTAAATAAATGTAAAAATTATTGTAGAAAAGATAAAGATTGTTTAGCAATTAATTATGATGATACAAAAAATAATGAAGTCTGTCAAATATTTATATCGGATAAAACCAGAGGTAATCCAGGTTCAAAAGAATATCATTCGTCTTATAATAGTAATTTTCCTACTTATAGTTCACCATGGTCCTGCACCTTACCCTTAGAACAATCTTGGAGTACTGATAACAAACCATGTTTTTCTCAATTTGGAAATAATACAAAAGAATGTTATAAATATGATAATGTAAAATGTTATAAATTTGAACAATCTAAAAATGAAAATGATAATGTTTTATCAATAAATTATAATAACAATATTGGTAAAGAAGATGAAAGTTTGATTAATGTTGTAATATCAAATCCTTTTATTGATAAAAGTGAATTATATAAAATTCCAAATACTTTTTATTATTGGTTAATTAATTTAATTAAGGAATCAAAATACTATCTTACTTTAATTAATGTTTATTTTAATCTGGGTAAATGGCAATCAGATGATCCAACCGATTATCAAAATATAATTTATTGGGAAATAGTAAATGCAACAAATCGGGGAGTTCATGTTATAATTATAACAGGAGATTCACCAGAAGAAAACAGTTGTCTTAGTAATATCATATTACAATATACAAATAATCCAAATGTAAAAAATGATCATTTACACTTTAAGAAAGTCAACTATTTTTTTCATGATAAATTATTTATCTCTGAAAATGAGGCATATATAGGAGGACAAAATTTATCTACGAGTAGTGCAATTGATATAGGAATTACAATAAATTCTAAATCTGAATTATTTGATGATATTAAAAAGAGACAACAATATTTTATACACCAATCAAATAATACAAATTTTATTCTGCAGTTAAAATATAATTTTCATTCTCCATACATCGTACAAACAAATAATGATAAAGTTAAATATTTTATAGCCTTATCGCCATTTAATTACAACTGTAAGAATCAACCAAAGGGCACAACTTTTCCACAAACTAAATCGGATTTTTCACAGTATGAACCAGTTGGAACATATGACTCAATTAAAACAAGTAGTGTATCATATGAATGGTCTCATTTATATGATTTAATATTTAATGCAAACAGTTTTATTAAAATTACATCATTTGATTTTTCATTATTTAGTAGTACATTTTCGCCTTGTGGATATGATATTAAAATAAAAGACGCTATACAAACCGCGATAGATAATGGAGTTACAATAGAATTTTGGATTAATAATCCTGCTTGGGATAATAGTATGCCATATAATGTAAATGCAACGTGTAGTATGTTTAATTGTCCAACTACAAAAGAATTACTTACTAAATGGGAAAAAAGTGGGTATTTTACAATTAATTATTGGTATGCGAGGTCTAATGAAACTCCACCAACTGTTCAAACTGTTCGATCACCGTGTAAAATATTACATGCAAAAATTTATTATTCAGATTGGGGATTATTAATAAGTTCATCAAATTTCACACCAGATTACTGGGGAAATACATCAAATACTGGATTATGTGTTAGATATAATAATAATAAAATACCTGATTGGATAGTAACGGGGGTTTCTAATATATTTAATATATTAGAACAAAATAAAACCATATCATCAGGTAAAAAGACTCATACATGTTTAAATGTAAATAATCCAAATATAGATTTAGATTTGGATAAATGTAAAAACGATTCAGGAAATTATACATGTCCTGGAACTTGTTCATCGTGTCAATCAGATAATAGTAAATTTGAACAATATCCTATATGTAAAAAATGTTTAATTTAATAATAATAAAATAATAATAAAATGTTATTATACAATATAATGTATATCTCCCAAATTAAAAATCCGGATTATAATCAATATTGGTTTTATATTAATACACCTGAATATACTTTGAATCCAAATAGTTTACGTAACAATGATGGCTTACCTACAAAAAAAATGACTAAAAGAATTGTTGGTATATCTACTCCAAAAAATATAGTTAAAAATAAAAAATATAATTATATTTTAAATAATGATTTTAATATTAATGCGGTAGCATCTGAGTGGTGGTGTGGAGAAAATGAGACATCATACGGCGGAATTATAACAGATAAATGTTCAAATAATCCAAAATATTTAATGAAAAATGTAATGGACCTTTTTAAACAATTCATTAAATCAGATTATATAATCATTCATTTATCTATGATAAGTTCCGATGTGTATTTAAATCAATCCTGTAATGATAAAAGCTACACAAAAAGAGAATGTTGGTATAAGGATAATCCAGATCAATTATATTTACAAAATCTTTTTAATATAATTAAAGAGAATAAATTACCGAGTCCGCTAAATAATTTAAAATTAAATTATAATAATTTAACACTTTTTGGATATTCTGTTGGGTGTGGAGCAGTAAGTCGATATATGAATGACTTTCCATTATTAAAAACTACACCGAATAATTATCATTTTCCAACTATTAAATGTGCGATAATGGTCGCAGGTGGAAGTTTATATTGTTATTCAAAAGATTGCGGTAATGATATTAATTGTGGTGGAGATCCGCATTTTGGTCCTTGTCTTTTTCCAGCATATCCAAGAGGATGTTGCCCACATGATTTATCAGAACCAAATTATGATAACGGTAAATTTAAATGGTCAAATCACCCGCCGGTAATTTTAATTCAGTCTACTGACGACTCATATGCTGATCCAATGGCATCAACTTATTATTATAACATATTAAAAAAAAACGGTGTTCCAGTTGAAAATGTTATGGTTGACAGTACTGTACATGGTATAGCGAATAAATATCAAATAGATAAAATTATATCATGGAATAATAAATATAATAATAAATATAATAATAATATACTTCCAGGACCATCGAAAAATAATATTTATTTATATATTATATTATTAACATTTATTTCATTCTTTTTAATTAATTCTTTATCTTATTTTAAATTAATAAATAGACATATTTTAATTTCATTCATATTAAGTATAATATTAATTATTATTAATATTATATATTTGGTACTACCATCACCACCAACACCACCATCACCACCAACACCACCAGCACCACCAACACCACCAGCACCACCACATTCTGGAAAAAATAAAGATGAATTTATTGAAAAAGCCTTAGCGTCTATGAGCCCATCCCCTCAAATTACGGCAGGTAAATTATTTGACACAATTGTTAATATGCAAAATAATATATATTCAGAACATCCAAATATTGGAGGAATTTTAGTTCATTTAATGGAGCTCGAACAATTAGAGCAAATAAATAAAGTTGATGATTTTAAATTAGATTTCAATTCAGGTGGTGTTCGTGCATTTACGGATTGTTCATTGCCTGGTCAAAATAAACAAAATTGTTCTGCGTGGACCTATTTGAGAAAAGATTTACCTCCAATTGTATATTCTTATCCAACAAGCATTGTTAACAATATGGGATTTTGGACACCAAATGTTGGTATAATTGTTGATCCATCCAGAATATGGCCATTAATAAGTGGGATGGGTATAACAGATTCTGCCACATATGGAAGAAATTGTGGAAGTACACAAGGACAACAAAAAATATTTGACGTTAATAATAAAATTGGTCGGTGCAATCCAATTGTATATAATAAAGGTAATAAAGAGCCAAACCAAGATGAATACTGTATTTATCAATCTATTGATACTTTGGTTGGTTGTAATACTGAATGTTCTTACAGTGATAATATTGTAGATACAAATTGTAGAATGCAAAATTCTGGTACAAGTCTGAATAGTGATTCTTGGTATAATAATTGGAGTCCGGGGTTTAGTTGGGATTGTCCAAACGTAAAAGATAGATATGGATTGACAGACCCAAATTTTAAAGATGGAATAACAGATTGTTATAAAGCAGAACAGATAGACTGGAAGAATATATCTACGGATGATAAAAAATTCTTAAATGACAAATATTATGGTAACACTGGTAGTTGTAAAAAATGGGCTAAGTATATACCAGCTGAGAATTGTTATTTAACATCTCCCACTCTTTATAAAACGACTGATACTAATAATAATGCGCAATTTGGTTCTGAAATTATAGGAACAAATTTAAGTGTATCTAATACAGATAGAAATTATTTATCAACTGGTATTAATGTTGATTATAATGATGGTGGTGCAACATTTTCAGAACAAACATGGAAAAATTGTGATTTTCAAAATGGATCAGTACCAAATAACTGTAAAATTGATGAAGATTATGATATCCCAATTAGTACTCAACACATTATGCAAGTTCAGGTAAAGTGGTTAAAAACAGATTGGGATAGGTGGATATATGAAATGAAAAAACTTTGGAAATATATTTATAAAACATTAGATAGTAAGACTGGGTATAAAAATAAAACCGCAAAAATTGATGGAGATGGATATTATGATTATAATTATTTATACGGTAATGCATGCTCCGGTTTATCTGGATGGTGGGAAAATGAGGTAAATATTTATGTTAATGATATTATGGCTAAGGATGAAAACAGTAGTTTAAATAAAATTCTAAGAAATTCTGTTTTGGGATTCTTTTATATTGGCAAAACATGTGAAGATTTTATGGATGATTTACCATCTGGAACAACTTTAACAACAAATTCAAAAACATGTACTTTTAATAATAAGGCAGAAAGATGTGCGGGTTATTTATGTAGTACAAATATAGATAAAACAGATATACAAAATACTGTGTGTGATTATAAATTAAATGGTAAACTAATCACATATAAAGATGTTAAAATACTTTCTGCGGAACGATTACAAAGAGGTAAAAAAGCCGTTCAGAGTGTTGTAGAAAAATTTAATTCAAAATATAGAAAGGGAGATTTAAGTCAAATAATCGGTTATAAATTAATGACAACATCTAACGCAATACAATCATATCCAGGATTAGATCAATTGTTTAATGGCAATTTATCATCGAAAGATGTGTTAATTGAAATAAATAATTAAATTATTCATTAAAATATTTTAAAATTGTGATTAATTTTTATAATTATTTTAATTTTCGTATTTTTTTATAATATTATTACATACATCAGATATTATGTCAATATTATATTCTAAATAATTATTAAATAACGATAACCAAATGTCATATTCGAAATAATGATAATTACACATATTTTTTAATAATTTACTTAGATATTCCAATTCAAATGACTCATCACTAAATTCCTCTTTTAATAATTTAAATATGTCTTCTGATTCTTTTATTATAATTTCATTTTCCCCGAATATTTCGCTAAGTGTTATAAGTGTTTTATTGGCTATACTTCTAATTTCTGGATTAGAATTATTTAATGAACAATTTATAATTAAAGGCTTGATTTTTGAATTTATTTCTTTTGGGTGTTTAATTGATTTATAAATATTATCAATAATTATATAAGTTTTTTTTTGAACTTCATTAATTTTATGTTTTAATCCTCTGATAATTATAGGTTCAAGTATAGAAAGTGCATCACATTCAACATTTTGTATGAATACACATGTTAGTAATCGGTCAATCGCCTCTGGTATAAAATCGATATTTTCAATAGATTTAATTATTATAGGTAAAAACGATGTTAAATCTTCATTTTCACACGAATACATTAATTTTATAAGAATTTCTTTTGCTGTACTTCGCACGTATTCTTTTACATCACACAAAAGGTCAATAACAGCCGGAATTAGATTAATTAGATTATATTTAATTATTATATCACTTTCTTCAATTAATATTTTAATTAAAAGTAATAAATATTCCTTTTCTTTTGGTTTATATGTAATGTTCATATTCGCTAATAACATTTCAATTATATCTGGATAAATCCATTCGTTTAATTTACATATTATTTGTTTCATTTTGTCGTGTTCAATAAATGATTTAGTTCCAAAATTGTTTAAGTTTTCTTTAAATTCAATCAGTAAATCAATTTCTACTTGTGCCATTATAAAATTACGTTTATTTAATTATTATAATTTAAACAAAAAGTAAAAAGTAAAAAGTAAAAGTAAAAATTTACTTTAATTGACTTTCGATTAATTCAGAATAATTTGTAATACAAGCTATATCAAATGATAAAATTGTACTGGTTAAAAAAAAATGTAATTCTTTCCTGATACCATCTTCTGGTGATATCCACAAAGGCTTAAGTTTTGGATATTCATCTACTGTATCTTCATCATATCTTGTTTTTATTCCTCCGTTTAAAAAATAAATCTTCATAAATTCAATAAAATATTCTTTTTTTTGTATATTAGTTAAATCATTAATACATTCACAAAAATAATAAAACTCGTCTAAATTATTCAATTTTGTAATCTGATAAGGTATACATACATAATCGGAATAATAACTTGATGTTATATAATATTCATTTTCATTCTTTATTAAAGTAAAATAATGAAATACTGGACTGTCATAATATATTTCCAGAGTGTTTTTATTTATACCATAGATACATAAAGCGTTATTTACTAAATCGTTATTAATTAATTCTAATTTATTTTTTTTACAATTTATATATGTTTTATAATCAATACCAAACACATTTAACCTATTTAGACTAATATATTGATATAATGGTCCTTCTTCAAGCTCTAAAATTTCATAATATTTTTTACATAAATCATATATAAATTTTTTATCATTTAATTTAGAAATATCAATGACGTAAATCAAATAAAGAATATAATATTGTACTTGCCATCCTCTACATGATTTCGTTGTTGTAATATTTTTATGTCGGGTTTGGATAATTTTATTTCTACAAATATTTAAATTAGAAATATATTTATTCACACTTGTTTTATCATTTAATATATCAATAATACTTGTCATATTAATATACATTTTTTTATTAAATAATTTTTTTTTATTATTAAACTATTCCTTTTTGTATATCACTCTTGGTCGTTTAAAACGGTATCTATTCTAGTAATTCATTTTTCCGGTCCTCTCGCCGTTCTAAATTAATATAATAATAATTATAATAATAATTTCAAATAACATAATATTATTTTTTTTTATTTAGTAATAATATGATGAGCAATAGTTTGATGAATAATATAAATGGAAATTAATAATATTTATAATAAAATAAATAACACATAATTACTTGAATCACCTCTGGAAAAACGTGTTGAGAATCTTGAAGTCCTATTTTCATCTCTTTCAGGGATGTACGAAAATATGATATACTCGTGTGGTTTAGACAAAATTTGTCGTTTAATAAAACGCATGGTTGTAGACTATGATAATATGCTGGATATTGATAACGAAATTTTACAACATGTACATATAACCCCATACCCACCAGACCCATCGGACGTATAAAATTTACTCATTTATTTTGTTACCCGAATTTCCGGTAAAGGATTCAATATTATTATTATCCAAATGTAATTAAACATATTTTATATTTTATTAATATATGTCATACTTTGACCTTTTACCAATCGAAATATGTGACTATATATATTCGATAAAATCCGCCAATACCATTATTGATTACTGGTATCTATATATACAAAAAAAAATACTTATTATTAATCAAATTCTTTATATTAATAATTTCAATCCTTGGAATATTAGACATTCTTCACTTTTTAATGATGCCGCCAATATCCTTAGTGGAAAAGAAGACTATGATTGGTGGACAAATATTATTATAAAATTTGCTATGAGTATTAATTATTGCCCAATTTCTGATAGAATTATGGACAGAATTCGCAATTCTAAATATACGAATTTGAATATTTATAATTTATCAATATGTTCTTGTATTATTTTAAGTCAGAAATTTAATATTTACGACCGCATTCATAATATACTTTTTATACAATAAGAATAATAAGAAATGTAATAAATGTTTAGAATTTGAAATTATAGACTGTAAAATACTTCAATTAATGAATAATAGTTATTATAATAATAACTATTATTCAGAAGATTATAAATTAAGAATACAACTTTATTTGCTGTCTTCTGCATATATTCAAGCAAAAAAACAAATAGAATATTATGATAATATAAGTGAGTTCAAAATATTACATGTACTTAGAACGTGCCCACCACTTATTCCAGGAACATATAATAGATTTACAGAAGAAGAATGGACCAAGGCTGTTAATGATGCGAACTCTGATTAATTTATTTCACACTATAAGAGTTCCGAAAAGATTAAAAATTATTTTGTTAGTCCGATTATTCCACATGCTAATCGTTTACCCGAATTTCCTGTATTTAAGGATTCAATATTATTACCCATACCCAGATCATCCATATCTGCATGAATTACGATGGCTCTACCAATAATTGAGCAAATGTTGGTATTATTTAATGATATCATATTATCATAAAAATAACCTTTTGATATACCATTAATTGATTTAATATTACCTAAATCTCCAACATGTCTTATATTACTTTTTCTTCCTCCATGAAGTACTCCAAAAGGGTTGAAATGAGAACAAGAACTTGAACATCCGTCAGTTAGATCTCCATATTCGTGAATGTGAAAACCATGATATCCGTCTTTAAGACCACTAATATTATATTCTACACGCACTTTACTATTATTATTTTGAGAAAATTTAATAATTCCATATATATTATTTTCATTTTTATGCAATACACAAATACATTTAACCATAATATATATATAATAATAAAATTAAAATATCAATAAGTTACCGTAATTAATTGACTCTGGTGTCCACACTAATTAAATAAATAAATAAATATCTTTTAATTGTCTTTTAGTTAGTCATTTATTTAAATATTTGTAATAAATAATACTAAATATATCTTTTAATTGTCTTTTAGTTAATTGATCAAGATTTTTATATGTCATAAACATATAAATAAAAAATGAAGTTGTATTTCGATCAAATGGTAATACAAACGGCCTCCATTCTTGTGCTTGATATAAATCATAAAATGTATTATAACAAATATTATACATAAAATATAATAATAACATATGTTTTGTCCATTGTTTAAACTCATCATAAATAAAATGATCATTAGAACAACAATGAATATATCTTTCTGTAAAGTCATCAAATCCCCTATACGCGTCGCTCGCCGGCTTAGCTCCTGGATAATGAATCTTTGGCGGGAAAGCTAAAATACTTGTATTTATATTAATAAAAATACGTGATAACGCGATTAGTTCTTTTTTTTTAAGCTCATTTTTTTTTTAATTGAATGATTTATCAATTCTAAATTTACTCTGGCTAAAACAGAATATTCTAAATATTCTTTCGGATTTTTTAAAATCTCATCTTTAATATCTTTCGGTAAAGCATTAAATGCGGCTTGCTGTAAATTTATGACGTTTATAATATTAACAAATATTTAAATTTACAAAAAATAATTGACTTAAAATAATGATAGACTAAATAAGTAGATTCAAAAATAATGTCTATTGAAGATACGTATAAAAAATTCACCCCAATTGAACATGTTCTCGCCAGACCAGGTATGTATATTGGGGAAATTTCTACTACGGAAAGTAATCAATGGATTTTAGATACTAAAACTGAAAGAATTGTAGAAAAAACAGTCAAATGGAATCCGGGTATATATAAAATATTTGACGAAATTATTACTAATGCTTCTGATGAATGTCAAAGAAGTGATCTTGTTAAAAACATTAAAGTAGAAATTGTAGATAACACAATTTCTGTTATGAATGATGGCTCAGGAGTTCCAATTGAAATTCACAAAGAACATGGAATATACGTACCGGAACTTATATTTGGTAATCTTTTAAGTAGCAGTAATTATGATGACTCTAAGAAAAGAACAACGGGTGGTCTTAATGGGCTTGGAGCTAAACTTACCAATATTTATTCGACCGAATTTATTATAGAAACTGTAAGTTCTGGTCAAAAATATGTACAAGTGTTCAAAAATAATATGTCAATTATTGAAAAACCCGTTATAACGAAAACAAAATCAAAAGAATATACAAAAATTACTTTTACTCCGGATTTTTCAAAGTTTAAATTGAAAAGTCTGAGCCAATATTCAACTCTTGATATTTTAAAAAAACGTGTATTTGATATATCTGCTATTACACCTAAAAAGGTATCAATTTTCTTTAATTCGGATAAAATTAACTGTAAAGATTTTTCAGAATATGTTTCATACTATATCGGTCCGAAGACTGACTATCCTCGTGTTTATTATGAATCGAGTAGATGGAAAGTATGTGTTGCACTTGCTCCCGGTGAATCATTTAAACATGTTTCATTTGTAAATGGTCTGGCTACAAATGATGGGGGGTCTCATATAGATCATACAATTTTGCCCATTATAAAAAGATGTACAGATGACATTCAAGCTAAACACAAAAATGTCGTAATTAAATCTCAATATGTAAAAGATTCTTTATTTCTATTTGTTAATTGTACAATAGAAAATCCAACTTTCTCTTCTCAAACCAAAGATAAACATACTACACGAGTTTCTGAATTTGGTTCTAAATTTATTCTAAATGATGATTTCATTAAAAAGATTTTAAAACTTGGATTTGTAGAATCTTTATTAGCTGTCGCAGAAGCGAAAGATAAAAAGAATCTTTGTAAAACAGATGGGCGTAAAGTTGTTCGTCTTTCTATTCCAAAACTTGATGATGCAAATAAAGCTGGAACATCACAATCTGATAAATGTACTTTAATTCTGACCGAGGGTGATTCAGCCAAGACAACGGCTGTATCTGGGCTATCAGTTGTTGGAAGAGATTATTATGGAGTATTTCCACTTCGAGGTAAACTTTTAAATACTCGGGAAGCTTCTGTATCTCAAATTAATAATAACGAAGAAGTTATAAATATTAAAAAAATTCTTGGACTTCAAGTTGGTACAAAAGATACTAAAAACTTGAGATATTCAAAAGTTTTAATTATGACAGATGCCGATTATGACGGATTTCACATTAAAGGACTATTAATAAATTTTATACATTCGTCCTGGCCCGAATTACTAAATGATTTATTCATTGGTAGTATATTGACTCCTATTGTTAAAGTCTCGAAAGGTAATGAACGGTTATCTTTTTATACGCATCAAGAATATCTTGACTGGAAAATAATTTCATCAGGTAATTGGACAACTAAGTATTATAAGGGTTTAGGAACATCTACTGCGGTTGAAGCTCGCGAGTATTTCAAGAATCTTAAAGTATTAAATTATCAAATTAAATCTAAGAAAGACAATTCTGCACTTGAACTTGCATTTAAAAAAACCGAGGCAGATGCGAGAAAAGATTGGATTCGTAAATATACAGAAAAGTTTGAAGGACTTGATTATTTAACTAAGGAGGTTGTAACAATTAACGATTTAATAAATAAAGAATTAGTATTATTCTCGATAAGCGATAATGTCAGAAGTATTCCATCCATTGTAGATGGTCTTAAACCGGGGCAAAGAAAAGTCCTCTTTGCGTGTTTTAAAAAGAATTTAAGAAAATCTGAAATCAAAGTTGCTCAACTTGCTGGATATGTATCTGAGCAAACCGCGTATCATCATGGAGAACATTCTCTACAAGAGACTATTATTAATATGGCTCAAAATTATACTGGTTCTAATAATATGAATCTATTAGAACCAATTGGACAATTTGGAAGCAGAATTATGTCAGGAAAAGATGCTTCCAGTCCGAGATATATCTTTACGAAATTATCAAAGAATTCTGATGTCTTATTTAATATAAATGACTTCCCTCTTTTAGATTATCTGGAAGATGATGGACAAAGTATTGAACCAAAATATTTTGTTCCGACATTACCGCTTCTTTTAATAAACGGGTCAGAAGGAATTGGTACAGGATTCTCCACAAAAATACCATCTTTTAATCCGGACGATATTAAGAAGCATCTCGGGGAATTAATTAAAGACCCCAGTTATGAAATACCTGAATTAACTCCTTGGTACTCCGGATTTAAAGGAACAATTGAGAAAGTCGATGATAATAAATGGGTCTCATTTGGTAAGTATGTTATTATGGATTGTATTATTAAAATTACAGAAATACCAATAGGAGAATCAATTGAAAATTATAAACAACATCTTGAAAAATTAGAATCGGATGACCGCATTGTTACATTTAAGAATAGTTCAACTGACACTATCGTGGATTTTGAAATAAAGGTTAAAAAGAATACATTAGAACAATGGGAATACTCTGGAACACTTGAAAAAATACTTAAATTAACATCAAATTTAAATGCGACTAATATGCATATATTTAATGAAAATGGTAAAATACAAAAAATGTATTCAGCAGAAGAAATACTTTATACATTCTATAAAATTCGGATTAAATATTATGCACTTAGAAAGCAACATTTAGAAAATACTCTATTCAAAGATTTATGTATAATAGAAACAAAAGTAAAATACATTACAAGTGTCGTAAATGAAAAATTAATTATTTTCAAAAGAAAAAAGAACGATATAATAATAGAAATGACAAAGATGAAATTATATGAAGTAGAAAATAGTTATGATTACCTATTAAATATGCCCGGTATTTCATTCACGGAAGAAAGAATTAAATCACTGACAACTGAACATTCAAAGAAAAAAGAAGAACATGACTTAATAAAAAAGACCACAATTAATGATTTATGGAAATCAGATTTAGATAAATTAAATTAAATTAAATTAAAAAAAGAAAAAAAAAATAAAAAGAATAAAAATAATATTTACATTAATTATAATGAAAGTAGAAACCGTTTTATATAATTCAACTTTGGCGTTGTTAGCAATCGTTTTAATAATTTATTTAGTTATGGCCCTATTACCAAGTACAAAAGATAAATTCGTCTCTGATGTTACAAAAATAAATTTACAAGCTGGTAATCAATTATTGGAAGAATCGTGTTATTGGGAGAATCTGGACACCCCTGTAACACAGGGGGTATTAGGAAATGGTGGCTTAAAACCTCTTCTTCCGCCCGTGTTACCCGGGCATGGTGAAATATGTTATTTAAAAAGTGCCGCAATGAGCTGCCAATCAAATCCGAACCAATGTTGGTCCCGTACGCAAGGTCAATGTATGCTAACTGATCAGTGTTGTAAATGGGGTGTTCCGCCAAGCCCGTCACCACCTGAACCACTTGGACCCCATGGTCTTGGTCCAGCAGGAACCGGGGGGAAGAGTTTGAAACCCTCCATACCGTCACCACC